TTAATTGGTATTCTGTTTCTTTTACTACTTCTACGTAATCTGTAAAGATAATTGTTTTAGCTTGAGCATTCAAGATTAGATCAGGTAAGTTAGATTGATAGATTTCTCCATCTTCAGAAATTACCTTAGCATCGGTTACTAACTGTTTAACCATATCAGCATTACAACGAGAACGAGCTTTACCTAAGATATTACCTAAAGCTTCACCCATTATTGTAAGCTCTACGTATTTGTAAACAGATTTAGCTTTTCTAAATACTTTCTTAACATCATTAGGTAATCTTGGGATGATTACTTTATCTTCGTAATAGTTGCACTCTAACACATATTGCTTGTGCTTAGGATCTGTAGGCGAATAACCATTATGTAATGTTTTTGCTTTAGATAAGTAATCTTCTAAATCTGCTCTAAAGAAATTAGTATCTCCTCTACCTTTAACAACACGACTACGATAGACTTCTATCGAACTAAAGAAATCATCTTCGTATTTCTTAGCATTCTTTTGATAATATTCTTTTCTTTCTTTTACATAATCGATCATCTTATTCGATATGGTTTTTAAAGTATAATCAGCTCCGTTTTGTAAAGTTACTTTGACTTTGTGGGTATACTGCTCTACTCCAGATCCATTGGTCTTAATTTCAGACCTTACTAATTGTAATCGATGAGCCATTACTGAGATTGCGTAAACACCAGAAATACCAAATACTTTTAGGAATGACTTATAAACACTTTTATCGAATAATCTGTCAATAGTGGCAAACATCGTCATGGTCTCGGTACCTAGTGCTTTAATGGGTGTTCCTGACATCCATAAACAGAAGATAGGATCTATCTTAGAAACCAATTCTCTAAACTGTATAGAACGTTCTGAGTTGTGTGAGTTTAATGAATGGCAGTTTCCTGTAACTGATACTTTATTATTATACCGTACATAGAACATTCCACTAGGCACAGTAACACAATAAAAATCAACAGGCTCATCGTACTTATTTATTACTTTCTTAGTACTTTGATTATTAACTAATAATACCTTCATCATGTAAATCCGATGAACATCATTATAAGTTTCTTTCCTATCATCTATACTAAGACTTCTTTTTATCCTAACACCGGCATTTGCGGCAATTAATTGAACAATATCGGCATTAGCAGAATCGGTAGTAGAGTAGTAAATATATTTATATATCCCGTCAACTGGAGAATACTTATATCCATCCCATTCTATAAGTTCTTCAATAAACTCTTCGCACCAATCTGACGATTTATCGGATAAATCCACCCAACTGTCAAAATATTTAATTTTCTTAGTATATCTTTCGTAACCTTTAAGAAAGCCCAACATCTCGAAAGGTATTCTAATTAAAAATCTTCTACCGGTACCATTCGCATAGCTAGAATGGTATATCGAATAATCAACACCAACATCTTTTAAAATATCTAATAATCTATTAATCTTTCTTTCTTTAACTAAATGAAGTTCAATTTTTATAAATTTACTAACTCCCGAAACATAATTAATAGAACCATCAGCTTGAATTGCGATTAATAATCTTTCTAAAGGAGTGAGTTTTGTCTTACCGTTATTTACTAGAAATCCAGACACAATGGCTTTATTCTCGTATCTTGGATAAAAATCTTTTGACAATTTTTCTTTAAGAAATAGTTCTTTACCTCTACGTTGATGTTCCTTATAAATCATTCGATGATTAGGAGTAACTACTTGTTCCCATCTAGAATTTATATAATGGTGAGATTCTAAAGTAGGTTTCTTGACTACCCTACTAGGATTTACCCATGAATTACTTCCGTCTGGATTATACTGTAGTACTTTATCATCTGTTGTAACATCTTTAATCGATTTAAAACCAGTAGGTGTAAGTACTTCAGTATCTGGATGTAAACATTCATCCAATATTACTCCGTATCTTTTATTAGGAATTTTAATAGATTTTAAATAATCATTTAGTTTTCCTAATGACTCGTAATGACAAACAATAAAACGATCATTGATATCAAATCCAGCTGGTTTACTAGGGCCATGCAATATAGGCAATGACATCGAGTAGGGCTGTGGTTCTTTGTAGATTCTAGTGATTGTTTCATCCCATACATCATTAACTGCTTTCTTAGGACAAACGACAATAATAGTGTCCACACCCAATATTTCCATTAAAGAAATGCTTGAAATCGATTTTCCACTACCAGGTGGTGCGTCTAACAAATAACCATTAAGTCCTAATAATTTACTTTTCCAAATACAATCGTCAATAAATTTATCTTGATAATCAAATAGTTTAATATTATTAAAAATCCTATTTAATTTAGATTTATCTAATTTAGGAATTGCATTAGGTTCAGTTTCATTAATAACTTTAATATTAGCAATGAGTGGAATCTTTTCTAATTCTGTTCTGATTGCTAATAACTCTCGTCCTGATCTAATTCTTCTTTTAAACTTAGGATCGGTTAGCAAAGTATTAATCGCATGATAAAAATCAGGCAAGTAAAACATACTGAAAACTAAGCGAGAATAACTCACATTGTCTAAGATACTATAAAGCATCTTAGCACCAATATATTTCTCTAGATCTCGACAAACATACAAGAATCTTAATCCGGTAATTTCTACCTTATTATGGACAGGATCGACTTCTATATTTAGTCCTCTTAGCAAATTTAGTATAGACATTTTATTACACCATTTTATTGTAAATAATATTCATTCAAACAAAATGACTTATCCTCTCCTGTAGCCTATTCAGCTACAGGAGAGTAAAGCCAATCAAACTCTGTTAAAGGAAAGTATTTATGAAATAAAAATCATTAACAAAATCCGCTCCGAGGTAAAATGAGTAGATCGATTCTATTTCATATAGTACTAACTTAAATTAATTTCCAATATCCCAGAATGCTCCTTCTTCTTCACCTTCTGCATTTCGAACAGATCCGAATTTAGACAACGAAGTATCCGTACCATTGACATCCCATCTTAAACCACCAATCTTTTGGAATTCCAGAATAAAGAATTTATGTTCTTCTGGAGTGTCATTCTGACCACGGTGTTTACCACGTGCAAATGTCTGATATTTACGTCCATTATCTTTTACAATATCTACGAATATCTCTAATTCAGGTTCACGAGACAAACCACGACAACCCTCGTAATAAGAACCATCAGATATTTGCATTGCTAGCATCTTATTGCCTTGACGTTTTAATTCCATGGCATCTGGAGATAATTGAACAGGTGTGAGTAATGCAATATTTTTTGCAGCGAAGAAGTTTTTGGTTCTTCTAAACAGTTCTTGAATATCCGCATCAGCACGAGAATGAGACAAGCCATTCTTATTCGCTAAGTTAAGATAATCAATCAACGTTAAATGGATTTCATAGCCTTGGGATTCAAACTGCAATACACAACTTTGAATTTCTGCATAAGACCAAGTAGATGAATCTGCACGAACGATCTTAATGTCGTATCCTGTGTTAGATAATGTTTTATAAACATATTCAGCTGCTTCGCGTGAAGACAGTCTTTGCTTATCTTCATCTGTAATCTTTACATTCTCTAAGTTTTCTTTTAAAAGAATATAAAGGTTAAATAATACGATAAGCATGTCATCCTCAAAAGAAATCAATAGCATCAATGGTTTCTTTTTTTGGTCTGTCTGAAGATTCTTAGGGTTATTAAAGATACATCCAGAAATGAACATGGATAAGCTCACACCTGTTTTATTATTGTGTGCTAAACCACCTACGGTAGTTAATTGACCCAAACGTAATCCACCTCGAGTCATTCTGTTCATTGCCTGCCATGGCATCTTAATCGTACGAGAACCATCGTTTTCTTTACGAATTAATTCAAACTGTTCTGCTACTGCGTCGATATCTGACAAATCTACTTCACAAATAATTCCAGGAATTTCTTCACCAGAATAATTCACTAAGTCAATAATACCATTTAGATTAGAAGACATGTATTGATTCAGATCACCAATCTTATCTCGATTGAACTTTAAATCAAAAGTCATCTTATCTAAAAGCATGGTTGCTTTCTTTTCTTTTAGATATTTGTTTAATTCGAATCGATAAGATAAAATGGTTCTTTTTAATTCGTCCTCATCTAGCTGGAAAGAAATATTGTCTTGAATACTTTCGAATAAAACGACATCGGAAGAGCAAGCAATTCTAATGTGTTGGATTAAGTCATTGTAAGGAGTGGGATGTTCCTTACTGACCATGTTTAAAACAACGTTCTTTAATTCATTTACTGCTGAGTCAGTACCAGAAATATCATTTGAATTTATTTTTAAAGTAGTGATGACA